GTTACACCTTGTACAGGTGCGCCTTCTGCGATTGTACCATTACCAATGTACAGACGTTGCGTGTCTAAACTCCAACCAAGTTCGCCGGATGCTAACTGTGGTAGGTCCTGCTGTAATCCTCTTCGGATTTGAATTTGAGAAATCTGTGTGATTGCCATCTAACTAACTCCAATAATATGTATTTAGTTGGTTAGGTAGTATAGCTCAACCCTCTTTGTCCACTCATTTGTCCAGTACTCAAACTCTTCTCCTTCGATAACGAATTCGAGGTATTCTGGCGTCGTATAGGTCTGATCTTCAAGCAATTTAGGCTGTGCAGCCATCAAAATCACGCCTGTATTGATTTCAGTGCCGTGTGTAACGTTGTGCGCCTGTGCATAGGCAGCTAACTGAATGAAATAGTCACCAATCCACTCACGCTTCTTGGGCTTGTTAGTTTGCTTGAAGTCAAGAATTGCAGGCTTGCCCTTCCACACTCCCACGCAATCTGTTGTACCTGCATATAGGCCACTGTAGTAAAGTGGAACTTCGCTGCCCCAGAACTCGTCTACATTCACTAAGCCCTTCATGATAACTTCTGCAGCCATGAACCAGCTAGGATGTGCAAACGGGTTAGTGGGTAACGGCTTCATATCGTCGCTTAGAATGTATGACTCAAGGTAGGCGTGCATACGTGTTCCACGGTTCGCAGCTTCGGTAGTGATTTCTTGTGCTTTCTTTTCACCAACACGAGACTTCCAATTACGTAGAGCTTCTTTGCTTTCTTCGGATTTTGTTTTGTCTAGGATTGTTGTTACGGATGGAACTTTGTCTCCGTTTGGTAAGCAGTAGTGTCGCTTGCCATCTACGGTTGTTCTGCTAATAGGGGTATAATCGAATTTTGATGTTATCATTGTAATGTCCTCACGCTATTGTAAGGTATTTACAATGATAAAGTCAAATTGTTTGGTTATTTGGATGCAGCTTTAGCTGCCATTTTGGACACAATCTTACCTGGGTCACCTGCCTTAGCACCTTGAGCGCCAAGTGGGTCATCATTGTCAATTGTGTTTTCTGGTAGTGCCAAATAGATGTACTTGGAACCAGATTTCTCGTCGTCCTTAATGTCTTTAATTAGACTCTTAACTGTATCGTTGTGTTCATGTGCAGCTTCTAGGGCAGCATAGTTGAAACCTTCGTTGCCCGGAATAGCACGAACACGCTCAATAACGGTATCTACTTTAACACGTGGAGTTACTGCTGAACTTTCCGCAGCTTGACTACGAAGCCATTCTAGAACGCTGATTAGTACAGCGTCACCACGAGAATCTGCTTCGTCTTCAATTGTGTCTTCAACTGGCGAAAAGTCAGTTTCACAAATAATATCGCGAATTTTCATTCTTAACGACGTCCACGTCCTAAGTCTGCGCTACCACCGGCAGCGGCATCAGTTGCAGCAAATTCGTCTGCACCTAGATCTCCGCCTAGATCGGCGTCAAGATCGCTTTCCTCAGGTGGCAATTCACCACCTAGCTCAGGACCACCGGCTGGAGCACCACCCAAATCAGCTCCGCCGCCTAATGACATGTCGCCTGCGCCAACTTGTTCACCCGCTAGTGTGCGGCTTGCTGTGTCGGCTTGGTCACGTCCTTGTGTCATTGCTTGATATAGACTATCAAGTACTGGACGGATTGCGTTCTTAAATGCTTCTGCTTGGTCTGCACTGATTTGATCACGGATTGTGTCTACTAGTGCTGGTAGTTGTTCGTTTTGCATCTTGGAAACTTTTTCCAACATGTCTTGGATAGAGTCAGTAATGTCTTTAGCTGCAAGAACAGCTTCGCTCTTTCCCATTTCGCTTTCAAACAAGCCTTGCTCGCTTGATAACCATCTGTCTAGCCCTTCCTTGACTAGCATAAGTTCCATGTACTTAGGATTCTTTTCGGTATTTTGGTAACCGAAAGACTTCTTAATTTGTTGGATGTTTTCGCCAATTGCCTTAGACAAACGTTCTGCCTTGGCATAGCTTAAATTATCATAGTCGATTGAAAAACCGAATCGGCTCTCCATAACTTTGTTAATTTTCTTTGGAGTAATTTCGGTACGCATTTCAGAGAGTTTCATAGTTGTTATCCTAACGTATATTACATATTTACCATTACTGCCAAATCTTGGCAGATTTAGCAATGAGGTGTATCTTTTCCATCTTGTTTCGTGCTAGCTGTAGTCGCTTTTCAACTATATCTAGCCTAGCTTGTTTTGCATCTACAGCAAAGAAATCCTTCTGCTTAACAGCGGATGCTATTCCGCGACGCATTAGAAGCATATCATTATAGTTTCTATTTATTTCAGAGTCAAGAGTTAGTATCTCGTTTGACATCTCTGTATTCATCTTAATGGTGTAGATTGTGTACAGCACTGCATTTACCTTGTTCTCAAACAAATGCACTAGCTCATCATTGCGGTCATATACTTCGCATGTCTTGTTTGGATATACATGCAATCTATATAGGCCAATTTTGTATCCATCCTTAATGGGAATACAAACTGGGTTTCTGTCGTTTTGATAAGCACCTAATTGCCGTCTAGTCCACGACTTAATTTTGTCAGTGGCTTTTGATATCTCATGCTTTAATTCTTGTTGTACCTTAGGTGGTATTGGTGGAAGCTCCACCCGGTTCTTAGGCTTATTTTTATTTGATTTTCTTTTTGTATAGTATTTGGCCATTTTCATTACGTCGCAACAGTATATCCTGCGCCGTTAGTTGATTTGCTATAAGTTGCTCACGCTCACTGAGCTTATTCTTTTCGATGGATGGTTCGTGTTGAAATCTACCGAGCAAATCAGCTTGCTCGTTTGTAATTGGCACTTGTACCTTGTTTAGGAGTTCAACTATTTTCATGTTTGTATTTAGCTAGAGGATACTTGTTGGAAGTAGATGTTCTTAATAGTACCATATGGGTAAAAGATAGGCAACATGAAACGTGCTGTCTCTGTCAAATAGGTAATAATAGGAACTTGCTCAAAGTCTGCATGTAATCCTCCCATTGGCTTACCAGGTAGATCATATACTTCCGCAGCTTCAATTGCCCACGTCCAAATCCATACCTTGTGTTTACCTTGATAAAAGTCACCAAAGTTTAATGCATCTAAATCGATATCATATATCTGAGGTTTTTGGATGTGTAAAGGTTGTGTGCGTAGATTCATGCACTGTAGAACTGTTTCCCAATTGCGTTGTTGATTGCGTTCAATGTTCTCAGGATCCATGTGACGTGTAACACCAGTAGCCGTTATGTCTACTAAGCTGTATCCTGTAAAAAATTGCAATCCGGCAGAGTTCATACTTGTATTTAGCTCCAGAAGCTATAGCCACAAAAAACCGCCAGTTACGGCGGTTTAATGTTGTATGTTTTAACTAAGTTAAGCCAACTTGAAGTTGCTTGTAGCTACAGTAGTTGCAGCAGCCCATACGTTTGCAGATACACCAATGTTACCACCAGCGTTCAATGCTTGGATACGAGTTTGCAATGCAGTTGCGATTGTTGCTGTAGTTACAGCAGCAGCACCGTACTGGCTCGAAGAACCAACAGAACCACCCGCACCAGTTGCTTCAACCATAACGCTTAGGTTACCGTTGCTGTCCAACTGATACATTGTTACTGTGCTGTCAATTTCGATAGCACGTAGAATTGTTTCTACAGCACCACCAGTTACTAATTCGCTAGCAGTTGTCAAGTTTGCGTTGATAACCTTGAAAACTACTGGGTTCTTTGTTAAACCTGTTGCAATGATGTTACCAACTGTACCAATACCACCGTCTACGTTTACTAGACCTTGTGCATCACCAACATAACGTGTTTGAATAGCCATTATAAAATCTCCTTAATAAATGTGCGTTCCCGCATATATTTATTTACCACTGAGACGAAAATATGGTGTTTTATTTGGCGAAAAGAGCCGCAGAAAACGTGCCACGATTCACTAGCTTTACCAATCCCTGTGGAGTATTAAACACAAAGCCTTCGCCCTGTGGTTTTCCATTAACAAACTGCTGAATGCCTGCTACTTGCCCTTCTAGTTGATCTGCCAGATTTGCTTTAAGTGCATAAACAGCGTTCCAAATAGCGAACAGAGCAGATAATCCCTTTTCATTTTGCACTAGATATCCGTTGCCTTCTTCACCTACTAGAATCTTGTATTGCTTTGCAGATACGTTTGCTTGCAACCAAGGCCCTAACTCTTCGTTAGTTTGTCCCGTGATACGTCTATTTGTGTACTTCTGAATTGCTTGAAGTGCAACACCGTCTAGACCACCAATGAATTG